AGATAAAGAAAGATGGTTCATTTAAATTTGAAGCTCCTCCATCAGATTCTGAACCATCGCAGATTCCTCCCACGGGTGGGACATTAGCTTAAATTATTTCATCAACTAACCCGTATTCTAAACAGGTCTTACTATCGAACCAAAGATCATGCTTGAGAATTTCATTAAGCTTTTTCATAGGTAAATTAGTATACGCTTTATAGATATCTTTGATAGTATTCATAAGGTGTTTATTATTCTCCATATCATCTTCAAGCTCAGTAAATTTACCATATGTACCAGCACTTAATTGATGAATTAGCATTTTAGAATATTTACCTATATATCTCTTACTACATGCTACAGAAATAATAGTAGCAGCAGAAGCAGCAGCTCCTTCTATATAAGAATGAACAGTGCAGTTAAGATTTCTAATAACATCAACAGTAGCTAGTCCTGCAAAAAGAGATCCTCCATATGAATTAATTCTTAAATTAATAATAGGATTAACATCTAAGTATACACCCGCAACAGATAATTTTTTATCCAATTCAAATAATGTAGCATTAAGCTCTAAAGCATTGGTTTCTAGAATATCACCATAAAAATAAATGTTATTTTCTACTACTTTAGTTACTGAGCCTCCACCAGTATTTGAACTTATATAGTATTGTGGTGGAGTTGATGCTTCGCCGCCTCCTTCTTGATTATCATATTTCCATTTCATATTAAATAAAGTTTAACCTTCGCAAGATGTACATTCATTTAAAGATCGAGCTAGCTCTTGCGCAGGATTAGCACTACGTTGATAGTATAATGACTTAATACCATTTTCCCAGGCCCAAACAATAAGTTCATTTACTTCTTTAGGCTTAGTTTTAGGAGGAACCTGTATGTTAATTGATTGACCTTGGTCAATATAAGGTTGACGTTGTGCTGCTTGGATGAGAATTTCTTTCTGAGATATCTCACCAAAAGTTTTGAATACTTCTTTTTCGTGATCTGTTAAAAACTTTAAGTGTTGTACTGACCCGCCTTTTTGCAATATGCTTCTCCAAGTAGGTATATCATCTTTATCATACTGCTCAAGTACTTTAGTAAGCTCAGGATTCTTATAAGTAAATTTACCTTTTGCAAGATCCTTAGTAAAGTAATTACTATTAAGAGGCTCTATTGAAGGGCTAATTTGACCTAAGATAAAAGAGCTACTGGTAGTAGGAGCTATAGCCACTAAACAACTATTACGTAAGCCATACCCCTCCATTAGAGAAGGTACTCCATATTCAATTGCCATTTCTTTGGAAGCTGCAATTGTTCTTTCTTGAATAGTTTTAAAGATAAGAGAATTTTCTAGCTTAGCTTCCATCGACTCAAATGCGATACTCTCTTGTTGTAAATACGAATGCCAACCTAATACCCCTACACCTAAAGCTCTTTGCGTTAAAGCAAACTTATGAGGCGATTCCATATTCTTAACCCCTCTAGTTTTATTAATAAACTCTGTCATAACCGCATCTAAAAAGTATGTTAGAGTTTCAATAGCATCAGTTTCTACAATCTCTTTCCATTTAGCAAGATTAAGAGAGGACAGATCACATACAAATGATTCATCTTCTTCAGAAGATAAGAAAATTTCAGTACATAAGTTTGAAGCATGAATACGCTTACCTTTATCTTTATATACTTGAGGTGCATTATTATTAGCATTATCTGAAAAGAAGATATAAGGATACCCGGATTCGTAACGCTTCTTAATAACTTTACCCCATATATTACGTTTCTTTTTGTCACCAGCTAACATAGACTCCATCCACTCATCACTGACAGTAACGCCTATAGATAAGTCTTGTATAGCATTTCCTTCTCCTCTTATGCCTAGAAACTCTTCAATATCACCGTGATCAATAGGTACATAAGCAGCAAAAGAGCCTCTACGTACGTTGCTTTGTGAGATATAGTTTGTTAAAGCATCGAAAACTGTTAACTGATGATGAACACCAGTAGATGTACCACCTGTTGAAATTGCAGCTCCTCTTGGTCTAACATCACCAAAATAAGCAGATGTACCGCCACCTACTTTAGACATAGTGCCTACTTCAGCAACCTTACCTAGAATCTGCTCCATATCATCAGGAATATAAGATCCAAAACATGAAATAGGTAACCCCCTCTCTCTACCGAAGTTTGACCATATAGGAGATGATAGAGAATAGAAACCCTTATGCATATAGTCTATGAATTTATCTGCCCAGCCATCAATACCTAAATATTCTTGCGCTTTATACGCAATATCTTCTATTCGTTGTTCAGGATTTTCACCAGGTAATAAATACCCTCTCTCAAGAAACTTACGAGAATCTTCGTTAAGCCAATAAATGTCACTCATAATAATATAATCTTCTAGAATAGATCATCTTCATCAAATGACTGACTCTTTTTAGAGTACTCAACAGGTCGTGAATGAAAGAAATCAGTCATATTGTTTCCAAGAAGTTCTTCTTCAAACCACATTGTAGCCTCTAGAAGTTCATTATCAACGTCAAACACAGGTTTAAATCCAATTTGTTCAAGAGAAGAATTAATTCTATTCTTTATAAATTCTTTTACAGTATCAGCATCTAGACCAGGCTCTTTAATACCATTAATCATCCAATCAACTATTTTAGCCTCTGAGTTGTATGCTTCAATAGCCTCGCCCCTTATACGTTCTTCTAACTCATCATCAAATAGCTCTGGTAGTTCTTCGCGTATAGTGTTTATAATTTTAATGCCTACTAAAGCGTGAATATTTTCTTCGTTACGGGTATATTTAACTTGCTGATCGGTATCTTTCAATACGTTTTTAAATCTTGCAAACCAGTTTATAACATAAAACTGTGAAAAAAGAGAAACATTCTCAACGAATAAAGTAAAGAGTGTTAAAGCGTATAAGTATTGCTTTTTAGAACTACTATAAAACTTATGAGTATATTTTCTAAGATACTTTACACGTCCTTGAATAAAGTCAAGTTTAAGATTTTCCTCAAATATATCCTCCATATCAAGTACGGTTAGAAGTCTTTCATAAGCATTATTATGAATTACTTCAGTGTTAGCCATAACATAACCTAAATCTTGAAGTGCTGGATGTGGTAAGTTTTCACCCAACTTAGCCCAAAAACTCTTTACAGCGACTTCTATTTGACCAATAGCAGATAATACTCTTACAACAATCTCCCTTTCTTGGTCAGTAAGCTGCGTCTTAAATTGTTGAACATCAGAAGCAAAAGAAAACTCTTTATCTGTCCAGAATCCATTATGCATAGATTCTATAAATTGCTCTGTCCATGGATACAGATTTGGCTTTCTAGATAGCTGTTCCGTGAATATAGTACTCCCGTCCATTATATAACCCTTACTTACTGGATTGGAACTGAAGTTTGTAAACTACCATGAGGAAGAGCAAAAGTTTTAACATGCTTCTTACCTGCAGACTCAACTGTAACAGTCATTATATGACCCGATATATAGGGCTGTGATACTATATTACCTCCTACTGTTATAACTCTGTATAATGATCCTGTTCCTGCTTCGAATATTTTTACCGTAGTATTCGAGCCCTGCTGTGCAATAAATTGTTTAGTCTTGTTCATAGTCTCTTATATTATTTATGAAATGGGTTACCCCTGGATCAGATTTATGTGTAGCAAAGTTTAAAGTATTTGATATTTTTTTTGCAGTTTGCGAAGCTTGAATCTTATGAAACTCAATAAGTTCTACAAGTTCGTGAGAATCCGGACCAGGAAGATTCTCTTCATCTACATTTAATATATTTCTTATTTCTTGAATTGAATATCCTTTATTAAGATACGATTTAGCTTTTTGAGTAATAAAATATTTTTTAAGATTATCTTCATCAACATAATCTTTAACTTTTTTATCATAATAATCTTGCCCGTAAGTATAACTCTTACCGGTAATTAAACACGTAATTCTTCTACTAGCCATTATATTATATTAATCTATTCCCACGGAAATACAATCCACTTATCATCAGGTACTACAGAACCAAAAAATCTTATTTTACCTACATGTTTCTTTTTAGTAAAAATACAACCTACTTCATAATTAATAGAAGCTAAAGTTAATTTTTGACTTATCCAATCTACAGTTTCACCAGTATCACATATATCATCTACTACTAAAAGCTTACTATCTTTAGGGATTCCAGTTAGGTTTAAATCGCTTTGTATCTTTAATTCATTTTTTTCTTTATCATTATATGAACTAACATTACAGGTAAGTAAGGGAATTTCTAATGAATAGCTTAAAATAGTAGCAGGAAAGAGACCTCCTCTAGCAATACCTACAATATGAGTAAATCCCCCATGTTGCTTAACTCTCTTACTCATAGTTCTTGCAAGCATATCGATCTCATCAAAAGAAAACTTCTTAACTTCCATGCTTTATTATATAGTAAAACTTTAATATTTCAATAAATATATATGTGAACGATTTTCATGAGTTGCAAAAAATATACGAAGGCTATCCGGCTTATAATGATATAGGTCCTAATGCTAAGTATGAGCCAGGTGAATCGCCTCCTAAACAGTCATTCTATCGCAAAGGTCAATTACCAGTAGGTTACCCCGGAGGCAGTGGTTATTCAGCTTATAACTATAATCAAACTAAAAGTGGTTATATAGTTGATGAAGAAATTGAAGCAGCAGAAATTATTAACTTAGATGTTATAGAAAAGGTCGATCAGCTTATAGAAGAAGCAGAAGGAGATGGTATGGAGTATGCTGTTTTACAGTTGTCGAGATTGAAAGAGCATATTATTTCTCTTTCTCAATAGGGTATACTTTGTTGAGTAGTATGCTATTAACTAGATAGATAAGATAGCAACTGCTACTGCTATACAAAGCAAAAAGAATATTATTGTAACTGCTAGCATATGTTCCTATGATAAGGCCGGTCCAGAAACCGGTGCAAAGAGAGCAGTTTAACAAATCCTCAAAGAATTTAATTTTAGTAATTTTGTCTCTAACAAAATTAAAAATTTTTGCCTCCATTAAAATATAGCAGAGGCCATACGAAGCTAATGTATAAAATATTAAATCAGCCACAGAGAAGTTCTTCATCACCGTCAATAGCATTAACGGCATCTCCCATGAGCTTTAGCTCTTCTTTCTTGACTATAATAGTATTACCATCATCATCAGTTACCTTATAATTATTGTCATCTATCTTTTCGATAACCGGGCAACCCTGTTTACCGCAACATACTTTAACACTATTTTCTGTTAGCCTTTTAATCATATAATTATTTATTTAAAGCAGCTTCTAATGCACTTCTTAATTTAGCTTCTGCCTTAGGATCTATGTCATCTTTTCTACCAGGGGATATCTCCCTATGTGTAGTAACTGTTGAAAGGTCTTTAGGCCAACCCCACTTTTCAAATCTTGGAACTAACCACTCTACAGCAGATGCAACTTCGTCATCAGTAAGCTCTCTAGTATTAGTATTACCACTAAATGATAACCCCAATAAGAAACCGTTGCAGTTTGTTCTACCATTAAAGTTAGATTTACCCGCATGCCAACATCTACGATCATCATCTGCAAATATTGTTCTTTCTCCATTTGTATCAATAATACAGTGATATGACACTTGTGATTTAGATTGACATATCCAGCTTACTGAGCCAGCATATGAACCGGAAGAGTGATGTAATACAACACCTTCGGGTCTAATTCTTGAACTAGAAACATTAGGCGACGGCTTACTAACTTCAGGATATGAACCATCAACGGCACTTGATGTGACCTCAACTACAGCTGGTTTATCACTTAAGCCTAATGCTTCTAAAATAGTTTTTGCTGTGTTAGGTCCATAAGCACCGTCAGGAAGAGAATCTGTTTTCTTTTGAATAATTTTTGTAAGTTCTTCTTTTGTAAAGCCTAATTTACTTATAATCTTTAAAGCGGTATTTTTTCCATATATACCATCTGCAGTAGCTCCTACTGCTTCCTGAATTTTTTTAGTATTTTCTTTAAGTGCCATAAAAGTATTTATTTAAACTGTTGTAAAATACCCTTAATAAGATAAATAGTATTATGGATATGATACTTGAATTCATTAGTGACAAACCTTGGTTTGGCTTAATCGCAGCTATTATTGCTGCAGCCGCAGCTTTTTGCGCAGCAACCCCAACACCTAAAGAAGGTACATGGGTATCGAAAGTTTATAAAGCAATCGAATTTTTAGCGCTTAACATCGGTAAAGCTAAAGCAAAAGCTGTAGTTGAAGAAAAAGTTGAAGAGACTGTAAAAGATGCAGTTTCTGACGCTGTTAAAAAAGCTACTAAAAAGTAATTAGCTATGGCTGGTGGTTTGATAAAGGGCGTACTACGTGCCTTAGTTGCTTATTTAGAACTAAGGAACAAAACGCATTATCACCGTGTAGTTACTGAGTCTAGAGATAAACAAAAAAAATTAATAAATGAAATTGAAACATTACGCACAGCTGGTGACGTCGATTCTAATGATCGGGCTGACATCCTGCGGGACGAGCTCCTCGACGAAAAGCGGCACCTTGAACATCTATCAGCCTTCTACCTTAAATCTTGCGGCGGGGATTCCGATTCAAAGTAAAAACGGAGTATATACCCCACAGACAGACGAAGTTTGGCATTCTGATGCACGTTTTAGGAAGCTTGAAAGACAGCTTTACTTTAAGCCTACATCTGGCAAATAGAATAACATAGGTTATAATATAAGCCTATGAGTAAAGGAGATAAACCACGCCCTCTATCTGTTTCGTATAAGCAATATAGTGATAACTACGAAGCTATCTTTGGTAAAAAAGAAGTAGAAGTTATTGATGGTATGCAGACTAGTGATGATGAAGCTTTATGGGATGAAGAGCAGGGTGAAAAACGTATAGATATTATAGGACAGAACGGCAATGATGGTCTTCATTATGACAAGATAGATGGAGAATCTTGAATATATATTTCCTCAAGATTTAAAAATGTGGGCAAAATGCGCTGGGCGTAAATTCTTAGAAGCAGAAGAAAAAATAAAAAGCCTATCCACAAAAAATATATCAGCTAGCGCGTATTGGGATAATAACAGTAATATTGCAATTTTATCGGAGTGCGGTAAAATATATACGTATAGTTAATGAAAACTGTTATTATAAAACAAGGAGGAGGTATAGGTGATATATTATACTCATTAAAAATAGCTGAAATAATTCATAAAACAAATAATTGTAATATTATATGGCCTATTAATTCCTATATACTTTCAGATTTTCAAGACTATATAAAAATACCTTATATAGAATGGGTAGAAGAAAAGGAATATAAATGGTTAAATGATTATAACTATTTTATTGACGGTGAATCAACACCAAGTTCTTTAAAGGTAGATAAACAAACAGCTATCTTCCCTTTATGCGAAGCAGCAAATAATCCAGATGGTACTTTCAAAGGGGGCCCAATAATGGGTAAAAAATATTCTACATTTAAATTAAGTCAAAATAACTGGCAAGATAGCATAAAAATTACTAGAAACCCAGAAAAAGAAAATGAATTATTCTATAATATATTGAAGCTTAATGATAAGTGTAAGTATATTTTTACGCATAAAATATACAGTACTCCTAGTCACGGATTACTACAATCTGGTTTTATGCCTGAAGATTTTCTTCCTGGCTGGGAAAAAAATTATGAGGCTTTAGTTACCGGGGGATGCTTAGAAGGATACTCGGTATTTGACTGGATTAAAGTTATTGAAAATGCAGCTGATATTCATGTTGTATCAACAAGTTTATTTTATATAATGGAATCTCTAGATAAAAAATTACCTGAAATTAAAATCTATAATAGAGATCATTATACCAATTTAGGGCAATTGTATTGTATGAAACCAACTTTAAGACAAAAATGGAATTTTCAAGAAGCTATGGAGCGACACTATCATGGCAATACAGAGTTGAGAAAAGCTAGCCATAATAATATAATAATAGAAAGACAGCAAACTAAAAGCTTTAATGATTGATACAATATTATACAAAAACAAACATTATCCAAAATTTCAAACGCTTGGTAATGCTGCGCAATTTGCTATACCATATGCTTTACACGTATGTAAAGGTGAAGGAGTTGATATAGGCTGTTCAAAAGTAGAATGGGCTTTTCCAGGAGCTAGACCTATTGATTTAAATTTTGATGATAATTATGATGCTTATAATCTACCTTATAATAAAAATTCTTTAGATTATATATTTTCTTCTCATTGTTTAGAGCATCTTCCTAATTGGGTTGAAGCATTAGATTATTGGACTTCTAAATTAAAAAAAGAAGGTACTTTATTTTTATATATACCTCATTATAGTCAAGAATATTGGAGACCGTGGAATAATAAAAAACACATCCATTGTTTTACAGGGGAAGAAATTGTAGATTATTTAAACAGCTCTGGTTATAAAAAAGTTTTTAAATCTATGCCTGATTTAAACAATTCAATAATGATAACTGCAGAAAAAAATAATGAATAATAAAGTTATTTTTACTAACGGTTGTTTTGATATTTTGCATATTGGTCATGTAAGACTTCTTGAATATGCAAAATCACTTGGTAATTATCTTATAGTAGGTCTTAATTCTGACGAAAGCATTAAAAGATTAAAAGGTTATGATAGACCCTTTAACAAGCTTGAATATAGAAAAGAAGTTATCGAGAGTATAAAGTGGGTAGATGAAGTAAGAATATTTACTGAAGATACACCTTACAATTTAATTAAAGACTTAAAACCTGATATAATGGTTAAAGGTGGTGATTATACTCCTTCAACTGTAATAGGTAGTGATATATGTAAAGTAGAGATTTTTAATTTAGTAGGTAATATATCTACAACACAGATTTTAAATCATGTCAAATAATATTTTACTTATAGGAGAGCATTGCATTGACGTGTACCATTACGGCAAATGTAGTAGATTAAATCCGGAAGCTCCTGTACCTATTTTAAATGAAGAATATATAAGAAAAATAGAAGGAATGGCATCTAATGTTAAAAATAATTTAGTAAATTTAGGATTTAAAATCGATCATTACAAAAATGAGGAAATTATAGAAAAGCATAGACTAGTAGATCTAAATTATAAACAGCAGCTATTAAGATATGATATCGAAAATAAATTAAAAAAAATAGAAGTAAAACATATTGAGGGGGATTACGATATTGTAATCATAAGCGATTATGATAAAGGACTCATTACAAGAAATGTTGCAGAGTATATTTGTAATAAGTATAAGGATAAACCTATATTTGTGGATTCAAAGAAGAAAGATCTTTCGTGTTATAGTAATTGTTTTTTAAAAATTAATGATAATGAATATAATAATTTAAAATCATATAATAAGAGTAACTGTGAGTTAATAATCACAAAAGGTAGATTTGGAGCAACATATAAGTTTAAAAATTATCCAGCTGAAAAAGTTGATGTTTATGATGTTTGTGGAGCAGGTGATGTATTTTTAGCGGGACTTGTATATGGCTATTCAAAAAGTAAAGATATAATAGAAGGCATTAAGATAGCAAATAAGCTAGCAAGTATATCAGTAAGTAAATTTGGAACTTACGTTTTAACTAAAAAAGATATAAACACAATTTAAGATGAAAAATTTTGCAGAGATAAAATACGTACCTAAAGGATGGGGTTATGAGAAATGGATAGTAAACAAAGATGAATATTGTGGCAAAATCTTATGGTTCTCAAAAGGTAAGAAATGCTCATGGCACTATCATAAAATAAAAGATGAAGTATTTTACGTACGTAAAGGTAAGCTATTAGTTCGATATGGTTTAGATAAAGACATAACTAAATGCGATGAAGTATTACTAATTCCTGGAGATAATTTTCACGTACCTGTAGGACTTATACACCAGATGGAAGCTATTGAAGAAACAGAAATGTTTGAATTTTCAACTAAGCATAGAGATTCTGATAGTTATAGAGTTCTAGAAGGGGATGTAATTATTTGATTGCATTAACTCATATATAAATTATAATAAGATATGGCAAAAAAGACTAATAGTACTACCTGGAAAGTTAGCGATAAAAAACCTAAAAAAACTAGACAAGGAATCTCTAGAAATTCTAAAGGTCATAAAAAATACCGCGGTCAAGGTGGTCCCTGTAAGCGAAGAAAGAAGTAGTTTTCTACGTTAACAACGCATAAATATTGTTATGGTGAAAGCTATAACAATATTTTTATGTCTACTTTGCTCTAATATTTTAGCAAATCAAACAATCAATCATAGTAAAGAAATAGATAAAATTATTGCTAATGATCTTAATAATAAAAGAATTGAGTTACCTATAGTGGTTAACCCTTTTGTATTTGTAAGGAGAGCGTATATCGATATTGCTGGTAGAGTTCCAACATATGAAGAATGGAAGACGTTTATAAAGAGACCTGATAGAAAAAAGTTAATTGAAGATCTTCAAAACTCTAAAGGTTATACTGAAAGTATGTTTAACTTTTATGCTGATCTTCTTAGAATAAAGAGACGTCTTTCCAACAATATTGATGGCGATACATATATAACTTGGGTTAAACAAGAAATAGAAAACAATACACCATATGATGAGTTTATAAAAAAGATATTAACTGCGGAAGGTAACATATGGGAAAATCCAGAAGTAGGTTATTTTTTAAGAGATGAAGGCATGCTTCTCGATAATGTTAGTAATACTTTTCAAGCTTTTGCTGGAATGAATATTAGCTGTGCACAATGTCATGATCATCCATTTGATGATTGGACGCAGATGGATTATTACAATATGACGGCATTCTTTACGCAGTTAAATACTAGAGGTAAAAAAGAAGATAGAAAGGAGTTTCAACGATTAAGAAAAGAAGCTGAAGAGTTAGATAAATCTGGTAAACAGAAAGGTTCTACAAATAGAATAGGACAGTTTTATAGACACGGTTATCAGCACACAATAGTACAGGATCAAGATAAAAAATTAAAGCTTCCAGATGATTATAAGTACAGAGATGCAGAACCTGGAGAAGTAGTAAAAGCCGAAACTGCAGTAGGGGATAGGGTTAAAGAAAAGCGTAAGAGAGAAGGGTTAAGAGAAAGTTTCGCAAATTGGTTAGCTAATGACACGCATCCAACATTTGCTGCTAATATTGTAAACCGGTTATGGGATAGATCATTTGGCTTTCCGTTAATAGATAATTTAAATGAAGTAGCTTTGTTTGATGAAATAAAGGATGGTCGTAACACTCGATTAATAGAATACTTAGTTAAAGTAATGAAAGAGGTTGATTATGATTTAAAGAAGTTCAATAATATTTTATATAATACAAAGTTCTATCAAGCTAAAATTGACCCTGATAATGAGTTTAAAGGACCAGTTTTAAGAAGAATGACAAGTGCACAATTGTGGGATTCTATAGTAACTCTGTATCAAGGAGACCCGGACAAGTGGCAGCCCAAGGATAGGAAGCAGGATTATATAGATCTCTTTACAAGTCTACAATCAATGTCTGTAGATGAGGCATTAAAGAAATGGAATCAATATACTAAGATAAGAGGTAGTTATTATGAAGGGGCTCCTAAAGTAAAGGGTGGTTTAGTTGTAAGATCTTCGCATATATTTGAAGGTAGAAATGCTAACTTTTTAAGAGAGTTTGGTAGATCAGATAGAGAGCTCATCGAGACGGGTAACGAACAGCCAAACATAACACAAATATTAAACTTAATGAACGGTAATGTAACACAGGCGCTTCAAGATCCTAATGGTTATGTAGCTAATCAAGCTAAAGATATGAAGCGGGAATTAGGAATGAATATAATTTTTATATCATATATTGGAAGAGCTCCTAATGATAGAGAAAGAGAATTATTAAAAGACGCAAGTTACGAAGATATAGTATGGATACTAATTAACTCCCATGAATTTAAACTTATAAGCTAATATGAACAGACGACTATTTATACAAACCCTAGCAGCATCTACTTACGGTCTTAAGACATTAGATGCTAAAGACGCACCAATTGCTTCTAAAGCTAAAAATGTTATTTACATTTGCTTAGATGGAGGTATGAGCCATATTGACTCTTTTGATCCTAAAGATGATAAAGAGGTAATGGGTGATACTACAAAGATAAGCACTAAAGTAAGTGGTATAGAATTAGGTAATCGATTACCTAAATTAGCTGAAGTAGTAGATAAAATGTCAATTATAAGATCAACTCATTCTAAAACAGGTGCTCATGAACAAGCTCAATACCTTAATAGAACATCTTATAGACAGATAGGTAGTATAGTACATCCTAGTTTAGGTTCTTGGGTAGCTCATATTCAAGATAGAGAAAAAGATATTCCGGATTATGTTTTAATCTCTGGATCATCTGCTCATCCTAATTCTGGATTTTTACCTAAAGTAAAGTCTCCTCTTCCTATTATAGATCCTAACGGTGGATTAAAAAATTCTAAAGTAGATAGTAAGCTTGAAGAAAGAATGAATATATTGAGAGAGATTAACAGTAAATTCAAAGCTCCACTAGCTACAGAATATAATGAGTTTTATGATAATACAGTTAGATTTTTGAAGTCAAAGGATTTAGAATTATTTGATCTAACTAAAGAAAAACCTGAAGCGAGATCTAGATACGGTAATACTAAATTAGGACAAGGATGTCTTTTAGCTAAGCGTTTGATTAAAGGTGATATAAAGTTTATTGAAATTAATAATGGTGGGTGGGATACCCATGTAGATAACTTTACTAAGCTAGACGGTAAGCTCAAAGAGGTAGATGATGCATTAAGCGCGCTTGTTTTAGATTTAGATAGTGAAGGTCTGTTAGATACTACGCTTATAGCGCTTGTAACAGAGTTTGGTAGAACACCTAAGATAAATGTTAATACAGGCCGTGATCATCATCCGTCTTGCTATTCAACTGTATTAATTGGAGCAGGTGTTAAAGGAGGTTACGTAGCAGGAGAGACAAATAAAACTGCTTCTAAGGTAACTAAAGATCCTTATACTATATCAGATATTAACGCTACCATAGCTCATCTATTAGGTATTGAAGCTGAGAAAGAGAGATTTTCTCCAACAGGTCGTCCGTTTAAAGTAGCTAATAAAGGTGAAGTGATTAAAGATATTTTATCTTGATAATATACATCTTTCATACTACTTAATATATGGGCGATATAATTAACGAAGGTGCATATCTACCTTATCCTACTTCTACGTTAAGTCCAAAAATTGTACCTAATGATCTCTCTACATTTAAATCTAGAGGAGTTAGTAAAGTAGAAAAAGAATTACAGCAGCGACTAATAAAAATTAGAGATGAATATATTGAAACCATAGAACATTATAACTGGAATAAATTAGTATATGAAGCTGAAATTAATTTTGAACCAGTTATAGGTAATGTTTATCATCTTTATTGCTTAAGAGGTAAAAATACATTATCTATGATAAGTCCTAAAGAGAGCTTTTTTAGTGAATCGCATTTAGCAACATTTAAACTAAATGTCGATAAGCAATGGGATTTAATTGAAGCAACCATTGAAGCTCGCAATCTCTTTACATAAAAAAAGCGCCTCCGAAGAGGCGCTTTTGTGAGGTTAGGTTTTAATTAGAATTTAAACGATACACCAAGCCTAAGCTCAGTATCATTATCTTCTTCTTCGAAATCATAACCGAAGGTATAAGTAGCAAATACTGCTTTACCATCGCCAATTTCGTACGATACTCCAGCACCAACTCGTGCATCACATGTAATGTCATCAGTATCAACCCAGTTGAGACCAACACCTGCGATAGCAGAGAACTTAGCTCCATACACTTCAGTAACATCGTACGAAGCATTTAGGTCAAAAGTAAGATCACCATCGCCAAAACCGACAGCAGGCTTAAGATCAACCTCTACTCCAGCAAGAGCAAGAGGAGCTGTAGTACCAACTACAACGCTATAGTCACCATCAGTTTTGGTAACACCAACGCTATAATCAGTCAATTCAACACCTGCTACAGTTGCAGCTGCAGCGGGTCCAACAAAGGCCACAAAAGCAAGAGCAGTTGCAGCGAGTAATGTAGTTACTTTTTTCATATATCTATATTTATTATATAATAACCAGATATATATGCAACTAAATATTTAAATGAAGCCTATAATTTTTTATGAAGGCATAGTTGCTCCTCCGTCTGAAACAGGAGCAGTTCGATCAGTTTGTTTATTTGGAAAAATTTTTATAGATTCAAACCTACCATTCTTATTAGAAACAACTCAAGATAATAAAGATATATATTATAAATGGATTAAGAGAATTGGATTAACTGATTTTATTAAAGAGATTATTACAGATGAAGAAGATGTAAAGGGGCTAAGAATATCAGAAGATAAAAAAAGAGACCCTTGTCTTACTATATCAAGAGTCTCTTTAGATAATTTAGAACATATAATAAATATGCTAAAATATACTAGTTACTGACCAGCTAATATCCCCGCATTACGCTCCATTCTTTTTACTACGCCATCTCTACCTTTCGCTTTTCTCCTCTTATATTCTTTGTGATCTAAGTACTCTTTAGCAGCTTCAATATTTTTACCCTGCTGCAATAATTTTACCCAATTCATTCCCGGTAGTAGATCTCCTCTATAACTAATATCTAATAATGCAGCAGCTTGATTATCATTTAAGTCATTAAAAGAAAGACCAAAAATTCCCTTAACTCTATCTAAATGATAATTTAATTTTTTATCAAATAGCTGCTCAGCAAATTGCGGTGATATAGAATTACCATATTTTCTTACCCATTTATTTTTAGCAGATACTGAACCATCGCCTATCTTATTACCTATACCAATAGTGTATATTCCTACATCATCTTTATAAGGTCTTAAAAACTTTTTATTATCAGGGTGACTTATATCAGTTCCATAAATCTCAACTGGTTTTATTAAATCACCAGCTAAGTTTAATATACTTTTGTCATCTTTATCTGGAGGTAGGTCATCTACTGGTGATTTAGGCTCTTGTTTAGGTTCAGGTGGAGTATAACTGTTAGCGTTTCTTACCTCATACTGTTTTAAGTATTCATCTGCTACTCTATGAAAATTAGAAGAGGAAGGCATAATATCTTCTACTCTATCTAAAGCGTCTATTTTTTGTTCTATAGGCTCTGGTCTCTTATCTAAGAAGTCTTTTAATTTGTCTGCAGAAAATGGAGCAGTGCCTATGGCTAATAATCCAAGTGCAATTTCTTTCATACCTTCATCAAATTGTTGAGTCACGTATATATTTATTGTAAAAGAGTTCCAATTGGTGGAGGTGAGGGGAGTCGAACCCCTGTCCATTAAACAATCAAAATAACTGTCTACATACTTAGATATGTTATATTTTAAGGATATATGGTCATATCAACCATCCTACATTTCTTTTAATTATGTAATGCTCTAATCTAGCTGTTTATTACGCTAATCGCTATATTAACAACTCATTACGTTACCCAAACACTTTAATGAGAATCCATGCTTGTTTGTTATGCGGCGAGAAGCGCATCTTCTTGAACCAAGAACGCGTCTGGGTTGTTGAAGATGGCTTCTGCTTCCGCAAGAAGGTCTGCTTCTTCTTGTTCTGCAGTTATGTATTTAATCGGCTTTTAACGTGGCCAACCGATCAACCACGATATGCGAGCTATAAATCCTACATAATGTCGAATCCATGGCACCCCCAAAGTTTATTTCTTAGCTGGCTTCTTACCCTTTGGTCCTTTACCTTTAGGTCCTTTACCTTTAGGTCCTCTACGGTCCTTCATAGCAGCTGCGGCCGCTTTCTTTTCTTTATCACAAATCTTTCCATCTCCGTTCTTATCGAACCTTTTCATAAATTCTGCTTTTCTATGAGCAACTAAAAGTTTACGCTCTTCTTTATCAAGCTTACCATCCTTATTTGCATCAAATTTTTCAAGCCACTGCTTAATACCTGGCTTGCCACGATCTTTACGACCTTCTTCTTTTTCTGGTGTTCCACTTGCTACAGCAAGTCCTGCTACAATTGCGATGATCGCGATTAATTTAGTTTTCATATATATACTTATTATATAGTCTTTTTTTAGATAATCTACTTAAAAACTGGATCTAATAGGAGATCCACAAATCTCTTAATGCTCTTATATATTTTTGACTTAGTTGTGAATCCCCATCTCTTTGGTGCATCTACCCTTATAAAAGATCTAAAATCTGTACCCATTTCAGATTGTCTAGCGTACCAATCACAAACCATTTCAGCTATTTGAGCATCATTCATAGCGCTAATACCATCAACATGATATTCAGGATGGTGGTCGTTAGTTTGCTGATGTTGATGTATAGCTAATTTAAGTACACTTTCATCCTCATCTCTATGTAGAGTATCCCACTCTATTCCTTGAAACTTAGATAGGTCATGCATACTACTGCGCTGTAGTAGTCTTCTAGCTAGATCTAGATCATTCTCTGTCTCAGCATTATCTATTAATCTAGTAGCTAATTTTAATGCAGCTGATCTTACTGCTTGTGTATGCTCCCAAACTGCAAACAATCTCTTCCTATAATCTTCTCTAACTTCAAGGGGGAGGGTAGATGGGCCATCATTTTGATCTTTATCCATAGCATTAGTTAACGCTACCTCCCTTAGAATTTAAAGTGTGATCAAGCTGAATCATCACTAATATTTATTCTATACTATTAGATCCATGGAGCTGTTGGATGTTTTTCTTCTTCAACTACGTAGTTACCATCATCGTCCATTTCAGGTATACCATCTACTATAAGCTCAATAACTATACGTACACCGAAAATTGTAATACCTAATATAAAAGCTATAATGAGTAAAATAATACCTGCTACAAATCCTAGAGGTACTATAAGTAGACAAGGTACTATAAGTAGAGCTGAAATAATTGATCGAGATACAATTTTATTTTTATCTGGAGCAAACATAGCTCCAAAAGTCACAGCAAATAAAATAGAGGACATTGCCCATACTAATACACCAACTACAATTAGAAAATTAAACATACTAAATTATAGTATATCTTTTTAAAAAATCAAGATACTCTAAGTTCTTCTAATGATTCAACTGGATTAAAACGAGAGCAGCATTCTTTAATTATACTATATGCTTTAGTTTTACCGTACCAATCACCAACTTCAACATACTTGTTGTTAAGATCTTTGTAATGTCTAAAGAAATAAGAAGCTACTTTAATAAACATAGGATCAATATCTTTTATTGATCTATACTTTCTTACATGTGATGTTGGAGTTCCTAATATCTTCCAATCTTGTCCTCCACTATCTTTCATATCCAAAACTCCAATAACTGTACATTCAACTAAAGTTCCTCTATCTATAGGAGTATCATTGTAGATAAGTATATCTAAAGGATCATTATCTTCAGCTAAAGTAGAAGGAACAAAACCATAGGAACAAGGATACATCATAGATGAAGGAAGACATCTATCTAATTGGAACGTATCTAATTTAGGATTATATTCATACTTAGCAGATGTTCCTTTAGGTATCTCCACTATAGCATTTACTATCTTAGGGGAACTTTCATTTACTTCTATAAGTTCCAAGTTTCTATGCGGAGCTGATTCGAATAAACGTCTAGTAATACTACTAATATCTTTCCTAGTCACTACGATATTTACTCATATGAGTAAACATGTCAATATTAACTTTAGATCTTTTCTCCTTTACTTGGAGCTGGAATTATTACATCTTCCGGATTCTTACCTGACATAGTCTTTACTTGAAATGTATTAGTAGGTACCGGTGCTGCAGATAGATGTACATCATCCTGTGCTATAATGACACCAGGTTGAGCTTGTTGTGGTGCTACTGGAGCATGATGTCCATTACCAATTTTTACTTTAGCAGCGGTATGAGCACCTACATTACCTCCAACATAGATACCAAATACCCATTTCATCATATCAGCCCAGCCATCAAAGTCAGTATGATTAGTAAACACAAAAGCAGTAGATGCTAAAAATAAAGCTAACCCTGCTAAAAATTTACGTGACTTAATCATCTTCTCTATTTAAAATAAACTGGCGTGTAGATTCTAAACCGGTACCGTTACAATCCTCGCACCCTAATCCACCACAAGATTCACATTCACCTTCATCAGTACCATCATACCTTTCATTATCTTCTGCTGCTATAAGAGCTTCTAATTCATCCTCTTCTGGATGTTCTTCCATCTCACCATGTGTCTTTTTAGATGGAGCGCTAGGAGGACGTGTACGTCTATATCTACCTCCAGAACCATCACTAGCAGCATCTACCCGACTAGGAGCACCTCCTCTAGCCATATCGAATGAATCACCTTTTGGAGCCTTAGAAGTACCCTTCTTCCAATCTTCTCCTAATACTTGACTATAAGCTTCTTCTAAAAGCTGCTTCTCTCTAGCGTTCTTATTCATTACATGTAAGCTTCGTCTTCGGAAGGCTCATCATGACCCTCACCATGTTCTTCATCTTCGATCTTATCGATTAACTCTAATTCATTGAGCATTTGATTGATATCATATCTATTACCTCCCTCAGCAAGCTCTCTAGTAAAAACTTCGTCTCCTTCAATCTTAACTACAATCTCGTCATAACTTTGACCTCTATAAATATTACCAGGCTTAATAGAACTATGATCTTCAGCTGCTTCTTCAGCACTATCAAATCCATCATCTTGCGCTAATTGTTCAGCAGCTTCTTCTGCGTTTCCTGTCGTTTGAATAGTCATACCGCCAATCCGACCATACATCTCAGATAGAAGTTGATTATCTTTACTAGTGCTCTTATGTTGCTTCATATTATTATTTATACTATTATAGCATATTTTTCACGGTTAGCAACAGATCGAAGATCACCCGGCAAAAAAATCGCTCTTTGGTCTCTTAGTCTTGGTTATCTATCCATTCTTGTGCTTCTTCTTCTGTGCATGTTGAGAATACCCACTTATTAGAAGAGTCTTAAACGGAGGTACTTGGCCTCCGGCAGACAAAGGCAAACTAGAAGTATCTACTATTGTGTATGACATTAGACGTCTATAACCTTCGAAGATTTAATACCTATTTTAGCTGCAGCATCAGCTAAATCACCATAATAATCTGAACCATCGTCTTTTAGAAACTCATCTGTTATAGGTGTATTAAATTGCAGCTCGTGGCCTCTTTCTTGTTTCTCTTTATAAGCATTTGATTTAGCTCTACCGTATTCAGTTTCTTTCTCCCAGTCGCTTATGGTACTAGTAATCTCTCTTCTTAACTCTTCATACTTTTTCCTGTCACCTGCATCTTTAGCTGCGAACATCTCATCTCTCATTTTCTTTCTCTTAGCTATAGCAATGTCTTTCGCTTTAAGGTAATCATCGTAATTGTGCTGTCTTTTGAATTCATCTGTCTCTGAGATATCTTGAGCCATATTATTACGACGTACATCCTTTAGAAGAAACAATATAAGCTTCTTAATAAAGTCTTGCAGATTATTAGCTTCATCTGCAGACATATCTAGAAT